CCGTTAGCTAAATTAAAATCTGTTTTAACAGCAGCTATACCTATTATAGTTAAATCTTGTATTAATCTTTTCTTTATTAATTCGTATTTGTTATAAGATAAAACATTCTCTATAGCCTCTTCTTCAGCTATTTCAATTGATTGTTTATAGCTTAATTGCATATGAAGATCTAATTCTTGCTGAGATTCTGGTATATTATTAGGATCATTGGTATTGAAAAAATTCATACCAGTAGCTTGATTAGTTGCTTCAATAATTTCTTTAGCATACATGTCTCGCATTATCGCATCTGCATACTTTGTTCTTTGCTTTAAAGATTCAGGATCTTGAGCAAAAGCTTTAATGTCAAATATTTTTTGAGACATACCATTAACTATTATATCTACAAACTTAGGTATAATAGGTACTGGTTTCCAGTCTAAATTTAAATAAGATAAATCGCCATTGACAGCTAATTCATCTTTGTATTTTTGTACAGGTTGTTCACCTCTTGCGTAAAGTCTTAATCTATGAAAATTTAACCAGCTATTCTGGTATCTATTACCTAAACCCCCTCTATCTCCAGAAAACCACTCTCCTTCAATAGCTCGTCCTACGGCGTAACCATAATCATAACTTTGCTTTTCTTCATCAGATACTACCTGACTAGGAAACGAACCTGCGTAATTAGTGTAAATCATTTATCTTATTATTTTTGAACTAAATCCTTTATTGTCATATTTTTTAAAACCAAGGTTTTTAACTTCTAATTTTCTTTTAAAAACTGGCGTGTAAAGATTTTTATTACAAGCCATTATTGCTAAACCTGAACTAATAGAAGCATCGTGTTTTGTTCTATCATTTATATCAAATCTAGACCAATCTTCTAAAGTTTTTTGAAAATATACGTTTCCATAACCTTCGTCTAATTTACCTACATAATTTTCAATATAGGATTCTATAGCAGCCGCGTGAGCTTGTTTTATATCTTGACTTGAATTAGGTATTCCACCTATTTCTTTTTCTGTTACAGATAATTTCATATATACTTTATCTGGTCTATTCATAGAATAACCTCTATAACCTCTTCTTTTAAAATGATATAAAAGTCTAGGTTTATTATTTTCTGCTAATATAGGCATTCCATAAAACACACAAGCCATAAGAACATCTTCGAAAAATATCTCAGCAGTCTGTGGTCTTGCTATGTATTCTAAAAAAAACATACTATTAGGCACATCTTCCATTGAAAACTTTGTTAATCCGTGAAGTGATCCTTTAGAACCACGCGCGTCAACAGTACCTGATATGTCATATGGATCACAACCAAAAGAGCCACAATGTTCATTTCCTGGGTATTTTAATCCATTTTTAATTATTACACGATTTTGTAAATTTAAAGGTGGAACCCAAGTTACACTAAATCTACCTGAATCATTAGGAACAAATAAAACCTTAGTATCTTTAACACCATTTTGCCATTGAAACGATCCTTTTGTAACAAAAGTGTTTGTTCTAAAATCTTCGTTATAATCTATTTGTTCGTATATTTTAGTTAAGTTAAATAAAGATTGTTTAGCTTCGTCTCTAAACGCATGTTGTTCTGTTCTTGGAAACTGTCTATAAAATTCATTTAAACCTTCTTGATCTTTTTTTAAACCATCAACTTCGTTTTGCCAATATTCTAGTACACCTATTTTTATTTTTCTTCCGTGCGGACCCTCTGTATTTTCGATTGGAGTTTCGAAGACAGGTAAGCCATAAGAATCAATGTATCCTTCGTAGTTCCATTCCATAGGTATGAACAAAGAATATAATCCTGAGCGAGTCTCTCCATTGGCGTTTCTTTCTTTGACGTTCGAATCATAATATAGTTTTTTAAAGTTATTACCACCTTTGTCAAGTGCATTACTGGTTGATCCCATCATACACTTACCTATAATTCTACCACCTAATCTTAGCGTGGTTTTTGTAACCCTCCAGTTGTTGAGGATGTTGTTCGGCTTCTCCCATTTACCGCTTTCATCATGGACGAGGAGTTTAAGTTTCTCCCCATCGTAGGAGTTGTCACCTGTATTCTTCCAGTCGATTGTGGTGTCCAATCCCTGTAATTCGTCCTCGGTTTCGTCGTAGGCAGCGGTGAGCTTTCTACGGGTGAACTTTGAGGCTGGTACACGGTAGGCAAGCTCGGTCTTTGGGCGGTCCATACCGTCCTGGGTCGGCTTGAAAAAGAAGGGGTAATTAACCGATATGGGTACCACCTTGTCTGTGAACATCTTTTTAGCATCAGGACCGGACTTTGATAATATACCATATCTAGAGTCAGATGATATGGTTGCCAAGTTAACCACCTCTCCTGACGCCATAAAGGAAAACCCAGAACGTCTGTTCTTAAGGTAGCACAGTCCGTAACATCTATCATCGGCTTTACAAGCTTCCCAGAAAATGAAGAATAATCTATTTGACTCCCGAAAGTCTGGTGCCCCGACATCAATCTTACTCCACTGCAAGTACATGTAATGAGTACCAGTAATATAAGTAGGAATGTCTTTGTTATAAAACCAAAAACCTTTCTCCCTACGGGTAAACTCATTATCGATGTAATCATACCACTTTTCTTTAAAATCTAGTGGATATTGTTTCCAATCAAAAGTAGATTTAATTCTATCTAATTCTTTTGGATATTCAAATTGTGTCCACTTATTGTTATCAAACTTATATATATTTTCTTTTTTTGGTAAAGCTATTTTTAGGTTTTGTATCTCATACACTTGACCTATTTTACCAGTTTTACTTATAACTACAACATCGTGTTCTTCGTTATAACCATATTCCCAACTATTGCTTTTGTTATTTCTTTTTAAAACTTTACTTGGAATATGATCTTCTAGTATTTTATATAAAGTTTGTTTATACATTTTTAGATCTACCTTCAGCAAAACCAGCAAAAGTTCTTTCTTTTTTAACTTCTTTTGGTTTTTCGTTTAACATATCCTCTTCTTCTTGTAAACGTTGTAATATTTCAAAAGCATCAAATATTGCTAATTTTTTTGTTGCTGCAGCATTTTTAAGTCTGTCTGCAGATATATCATCGTCTGAATCTACAATAGGTTCTTTAGCCACCTTTATAAGCTCTTCAACAGCTACGCGCCCAGCTTGGATTATATTCTTCTTCGTTTCCTTTGTGCTCATATTTAATTACAATATCATTTGATTTCATACAATAAACTCTTTCATTTTCAATAATAAAATCCCATTCGCTGTTAGGTGTAAAACCCACAACATCACCAGGATTAATATTAAGCGCTTCTAATGAGTTATTACTATATTTTAGTATACCTATAAGGGCTTGTTCTTTTTTGTTGCTTAATTTATCTTTATTTATTATCGGTTTAACAAAACATCTATCACCAAACGAGTGATAACCATTATTGTTTTTATAAAGATATATTTGATCTAAGCTACAAAAATACAAATCATTTTTAAAATATGATCTGCTTTTTTTCTTAACACCTTTCATACCGTAAAATGTTCTAAACACATTTTGATGTACTATTATTAAATCACCTTTTTTTATAGGTGTTTTAAAAGCTTTAGGTGTTTCTATAACCTCGGCTATTCTATTAACAAACTTCCAGTTTTCAACCTTAGTATTTAATACTAATTCTTTATCATCTACTTTTATGCTATTAGAATATTCTTTACCAAATGGTTTTACTATAAAATCATATAGACTTTTCATTAATACTCTAAATCGTACTCAACTGATATAGCCATGTTAGAATTAAACTTCTTCCATGGCAATACCTCGTTGTTTTTCTTTATGTGAATATTATAGGAATTATCGTTTTCGTCAAGAAGTATATGTGATATTTCGTGACCACCGTAAACTTGTTGTCCTACTGAATAATGCATTGCGTCGTTTTTATAATCAGATCCAATGCTTATTTTTCTAATATTACTCAACATCTTGTTTAGTAATTTCAGATATTTTACCAGTTTGTAAATCTATGTTAACAGAACCATAAGTTTTTTCTAACTGTTCTTTAGTTTCTTGTATTTCATCGCTTAATTTTTTAATAACGCTATGCGTATTTATTTTTTCAACATCTAAAATACCTAAATGTTTCAACAATTCATTTAACTTATTTTGTTGTTCATTAACAAGTTCTAATTCTTCTTTTTTTATTTTTTTTGCTTTCGCCATGATTTAATTAAATTTGATTAATATATTTTTTTATTATTTACATACAATTATGTCACCAGCTCCAACAGTGTTTAGAGCAGTAACATAGTCAACAGCCACGGGTAGTATGCTACCAGCTGGAACGTTTTTAAAAGTTATAGCTTGTGCAGCTACAGGAACACCATCGTTTACGGCTGTAATTTGTAGAGTAGCATTTCCACCGCCACCACTTACTGTTACAATATCATTTACATTGTAACCTGATCCTGCAGCGTTTATTGCTACAGCAGTTATTACGTTAGAAGTTACTGTTGTGTTTACAGTTAAACCTAATCCATCACCAGATGTTGTTGTTGCAACACCTGTACCATTACTGTAACCACTGCCTCCATTTGTGATTGAAAGAGCTTTTACAGAACTTAAATTAGTACCAGGTAATATAACACTAACATCACCGCTTACACCAACGTAAAGTACAGAACTATTTAAAAAAGTTCCTAATGTTCCGGTTTGGTTTTCAAAAACCCAAGCTGGTAAAGGATTTGGGGCTCCTACTAAACCCGTTAAAGGCATTGCTTTACCTACAATACCATCATTAGTTATAAATTTTGACATTTTTTTTATTTTTTACTTATTGTTTTAAATTTTTCTGCACCTCGTGAACCAAAATAAGCCACGTAAACTGTAATTAAAAGAGATTTTAATAGATCAACCCAACCGCCATCAACATCAAACTGTATATTAGAGCTTTCAAGAACTATTAAAATTATTAAAGATATAGTTAAAAATATAAGAGTCATAGGGCGTGTGTTTTTAGACAACCATGAATCTGATTTCATATCACTATCCCAACGCTTAGATATTTCTTGCATTTCTACCATGTCTTGCTCTAATAACTTTAAAGCTTTTTCTTTATCTTCTGGTGGTAAAATTACAGGATCTTCTTTTTTTATTAAGTTTTTAACTACACCTAATAAGCCTTGATCTGGTAAAACATCAGATATACCATCAACTAGCTTAGGCGCAGTTCCTAATAAAAACTGACCGACTTTTGTATCTTTAAACTTCTTTTTATTATCTGGCATTATTTTTTAATTACCTTTAGTATTGATTGATAAATTTTATTTATATCGAATGTATTTTTTGCTAAAGATACAGAATTTTTATTTATATCTTCGTAAGCTTTTACAGACGACTTACTAAGTTTTAAATGAGCAGCGTGTGATTTATTTATTAAATTAATATTCTCAACAGCTTTCTGTATTTTATTAGCGTATTCTTTTTGAGCTTTAACTATTTCACTAGTGTCATAAGGTTCATAAATTACACGCGAGTTATCGTTTGTATCTTTAGTTGTCTCGAATGCAGAATAAGCAAAAACAATAGCTTCTGTTATCATACCTATTGTTAATAATAATGAGCCATATGGCCAGTGTTGAATTTTAGCAAGAGCTCCTAAAATAACGACTGCAGCTCCGAGCCCGTAGAGCATATTAGTAAAGTCTAATTTTAAATTTTTTAACATAACATTTAATTTAATTATTTATATATAATCTATATATAAATAGTTACATGTTATTTTAATTAATTACGATTTACTTCTTTTTATCTCCACTAAAAACCATTTTACTACCAAATAAACCACCTGTAACAGCTGGTAATTTATTCATTGATTTAGCTAAAGAAGAAAAATTACTTTTAGATTTATCCATAAAATCAAAAATTCTAGTACCACTTACATTTACATCTTTACCATCGCTTTTTAACACGGCTTGAGTTACTGGATTTTTATCAAAATAATTTTTAGCTTTAGATAAAATCTGTGGAGTTATTTTATCATAAGGATTTTTTATAAAACCTTGATCAAGCAAAGATTGTCTTAATTCTCCCGCAAAAGCCCTAGGCTCCATATTTCCACTTCCTCCATATTTAAAATAATCGTAATCTATGTCTGATGCTGGTTGATTTGCTAAATGATCTTGAAATCGTGAGTCTGCTGCTTTGTGATTTTTAGCAAAATCATCGCTATGAACATTTAGATTATCTCTTGCAGATAGCAGATCATCATATTTTTTGTTATAATCTAAAACCTCTTTGCTAGGTTTAATAGCACTAGATAACTCTCTGTCAAGAGGCGTTGTTCTACCAACTTGAAAACCGTGTTGCTGTTCGTGAGCATAGATTGTTTTTGGTTTAGCTATATTTTTATCTCCTAAAATAAAATTACCTTTATTTAATTGAGAGGCATTTTGAACGCCTTGTAATGAAAATCTATCAACATCATTAGTTTTTTTAAAACCACCAAAAGTAGCATTGGAATCTAAATATTCTCTAGGAACAGAATTATATAATATGTCTTTTGCTTCACTGTAATTTAATTTCCCTCCTTTTATAGCCTCAGCTGCCCTTTCATTTAAATTAGGTTTAGACATTTCTTGAATTCTAAAATTAACATTTTTTTGCGCTTGTTCAGCTAAGTCAGCATCAAATAGTTTTTTTGTTTTTGTGCCAAGACCGCCTAAAAAGTTTTGTTCAATTTCTAAAAATTCATTACCAGGTGTTTGTTTTCTTATAAATGGATGGGCGTGTGCTTCAGGGATTTGCATTGTTTTTCTTAATTTTTCCATTTCACCCTGTAAATAACCTAACTCTTGATCATATAATCTTTTTTGACCTTCAGGTGTATTTAATCGCTCCATTGTTTTTAATCTTTCAAATTTACTAACCTCAGCGTTTTTACTTAAATCTTCAAGAGTATTATACATAGATTCTCTAGTTTTTGGATTAAATCTTCCAAATATACCTGGTGATTCTGGTAATTTACTAGCCGCACTAGCAGCTTCGTCTCCTTTTGCAGCCAAACTATAAACTAAATCATCTGCTTTGTTTGCTAATCCTTTTACTGCTTTAGCTCCTTTTGCACCTTTAGTTAATAATCCAGCTCCAAAGAGTAAATTGGCTGGATCTGCTACTATATCCATAGCTGTATTTAAAGAACCTCCTAAATCCCATCCAGGTTTATCTTCAAAACCTATTGTTTCAGATGGTAGTCTTTGTGATCCAGGTGTAAGAGCGTTTGCAAAATTATAAGGATTTCCTCTCAAAGCTTCTATACCTTCAACCGCAAGTGATTGAGGAGCTTGAAGTGTTGTCATTACCATGGATGCAGGCTGTTCTGCTAATATACCTGTT